TGAACCAAGTGGTTTTGAAATTAATGATATAAGAGGCACAGCTACTGTAGATGTTTCTGTTACACCTGCGTTTACAGGTAATTCTATTACATCAGCTATTGGAGTTTTGGATCCTGCAGATCAAGTTGTTGGATTAACAAGTCAAACTATTACATCACAACAAGGAACAGCTGTAGCGCCGAATGAAGATGTTTCTGTAACTGGAAATTCTATTACATCTGCATTAGGAACACCTATTGCTTTTGTTGGAACATTAGTTGTACCAACAGGATTTGAGATGACTTCATCGCAAGGATCTACAGTCGTTCCAAATGATGCTGTTGCTCCAACAGGTTTTCAAGTTAATAGTTCTTTAGGAGCATTAACAAACACTGGCTCAGTAGCTATTGTACCAACAGGTTTATCTTTTAATGCTTCTGTTGGCTCAATAGACCCTATAGATCAAGTCATGGGATTAACAGGTGTATCGTTTAATGCTTCTGTTGGAACTATAGATCCTAAAGATCAAATTGTTGGATTAACTGGTTTATCAATAACTTCTACACTAGGAGCACCCTTTATTATTCATTATCAAGATGTTGACAAAGGTAGTAATACAAATTATAGTGATGTTTCAACAGGCTCAAATACTAGTTATTCGAGTGTTGCAACTGGATCAAATACAAGTTATAACGACGTAGAGGCAGCATAGGAAAATTATGGCATCAACATACACAGATCTTGGTATAGAACTAATGGCAACCGGCGAAAATGCTGGTACATGGGGAACAAAAACAAACGCTAACTTAAATCTTATAGAGCAACTAACAGGTGGCTTTGCTACTCTATCTATTGCTGGTGGAGCAGGTACTCAAGCATTAGACATAGACGACGGTGCTTTAACAGGAACTGCACAACAAAGAATTATAGAATTTACAGGATCAATAACTGGAAATAGAATTGTTACAATTCCAAATGACGTAGAAACTTTTTACATTTTAAAAAATTCTACTTCTGGAGCTTATACAGTTCAATTTAAATATGCTACTGGTTCAGGAAGCAGCACAACTTTTTCAGCTACAGATAAAGGAATTAAAATTGTTTATGCATCCGCTAGTCCCGATGCTACAAATCCAAACATTGTTGATGTTATGGCTAATTCTTCAGAAATTGCTGTAACTAATAGTAACCCAATAAAATTTCAAGACGCTGATAATTCAGCATTTGTGGGAATAGATGCACCGGCAACAGTCAGTGGTTCTTACACATTAACACTACCAGCAGCCGTGGGCTCTACTTCTCAGGCTTTAGTAACAACAGATGGGTCTGGAACTCTAGGGTTTACATCAACATCATCTTTTGGTATATCAACAGGAAAAGCTATTGCAATGGCAATAGTATTCGGATAAAAGGAATAAATTATGGCAAACCCAAATATAGTAAACGTAGCAACAATTAACGGTGAATCAGTAGGTTATAATTTAACAGCTACTACAACTACAACTTTGATGACAGTATCATCAGGTAAAGTTTTAAAAATTAATAGAATTACATGTGCAAACGTTGATGGAACGAATGCAGCAGATTTATCATTATCAATCGTAAAGGCTAACTTCACATCGGCAGGTGTTACAAACTTTGACACTTCAGGAACTTTCTTTTTAGCTAAAACAGTTTCGGTACCAGCAGATGCTACACTAGTTGTATTGGACACTCCAATATATTTAATGGAAGCAGACGTACTTAAGGGCGGTGCAAGTGTTGCATCGGACTTAGATTTAGTTATTTCATATGAAGTTATAGACGACTAGGAGGTTTAAATTATGGCGCAAAACGGCGGAATAATTGGACCAATCAATACAATCGCAAAAAAGAAAAAACCAAAAGTTTCTATATTTTCAGCTACAGGAACATTAACCACAGAGTCAGATACAACTAAAGTTAACGCTACAGTTATTGCTGGTGGCGGTGCAGGTGGAGCTGACAGAGCAGGTGGTGGCGGTGCAGGTGGATACAGAACTTTTTCTGGTCAATCTGTTTGCGGATCAACTCCTTACGCTGTTACAATCGGTGCAGGTGGAGTTGGTGGAACTGGAAACGGTACGTCTGGAAGTAATTCAAGTTTAGTATTCCCTGGCCCTACAACTCAAACTTCTACTGGTGGTGGAAGAGGAGGTTCTGATAGAGGTTTACCTGCTGGTGATTCTACGGGAGCAACCGGTGGTTCAGGTGGCGGAGGCGGACAATGTCAACCTGGTGGTGCTGGTAATACTCCTCCAACAAGTCCTTCACAAGGAAACGCAGGCGGAAATGCTACATCTTCTGTTGGTGGCGGAGGTGGTGGTTCTGGTGGTACTGGATTTCCAGGAAACGACTCTGGTAATGAATCAAAAGCAGGCGCAGGTTCTTCTTTAGAATCTTATTTATCAACCTTTGGTGGAGCAACAACTTTTGCAGCTCCAGCAGGGACAATGTCTGTAATAGCTGGTGGCGGCGGTGGTGGTAGAGGTCCCGGTGCATCAACAAATGATGGTTTCGGTGGTGGCGGTGCAGGTGGAAGACCAGGAAACGCTACTGATGCAATAGGAGCAACAGGCGGCGGTGGTGGCGGTGGAGGACAAGGTTCTCCTCCAGGTGCTAGTGCACAAGGTGGCGGTGGTGGATCAGGTATAGTGGCTGTTGAAGAAATTACAACAACAGGTCCAGGAGCAACGGGTATTTTTCCAATGTCAGAAGTTTATGATGCAAGATTAAATAACACTTGGCCCTCTTCAACATTTGGTGGAATAAATATTTTAACAATTGCAGGTGGAGCAGGAGCTGCACCTAACAGAGGTGGCGGTGGTGGAGCTGGTGGATACAGATTTAATACAGATTTACAATTAGGAAATGGTAATGATTACTCAGTTACAGTTGGATCAGGTGGAGTAACAGTTCCAGCTAACCCTGCTTTCACAAGATCAACAACAACAGGTAATGGAAGTAGTTCAATTTTTTCAGGACCAGACATACAAACATTTACAGTTAATGGTGGTGGACACGGAGGTGTTGGAGGTTTTGCAACTCCAGGACCTGTTAATGCTAAAGCCGGTGGAGATGGCGGTTCAGGTGGTGGAGCTGGTTCAGGTGATGGATTAGGAACAGGAACACCAGGATCTGGTAATATTCCTAATACTTTTACTGCACAAGGAAATGCTGGTGGTTTAGGAGCACCTACTAGTAGTGCTGGTGGTGGCGGTGGTGGAGCAGGAGCTTCAGGAACACCTTCTCCAGGACCAAACGTTGGTGGTGCAGGTGGAGCAGGATCAAACAGTTGGACAGGAGATTCAACATTAAGAGCTGGTGGTGGCGGTGGTGGAAGATGTAGTGCCCCAGGAACTAATGGAGCAGCAGGTCCAGGTGGTGGAGGAACAGCTAACGGAAACGGAACTGCTAACACTGGCGGTGGAGCAGGATCTTCAAATACTGGAACAGCAGGAACTGGTGGATCAGGTGTAGTTATAATTCAATATCCAGGATCACAAAGAGCAGGTGGCGGAACAATTTCATGTGTTTCTTGTAACACACAACATTTATTTACAAGTACAGGATTATTTACAACAAAACCCGGACCTTATACGTCTTTTGATTATTTAGTAGTAGCCGGCGGTGGAGCTGGTGGTGGTAGTGGTCCTGGATCAATAACAGGTGGTGGAGGAGCTGGTGGTTTTAGAACTTCTGTATGTTCTCCAACAGTCCCATCAATAGCACTTGGAACAGGATCTCATGCAATAACTGTGGGAGCTGGTGCAACAGGAGTAAGAACCCCTTCATCAACAGCCGCTAATGGATCAGATTCAATTTTTAGTATAATAACATCTGCCGGAGGTGGTGGCGGTGGTGCAAGTCCTTCAGCCGGTGCAGCCGGAGGTTCAGGTGGTGGATCTTTTGGAGCTGGTGGAGCAGGTAATACCCCTCCAGTTTCTCCTTCTCAAGGTAATCCAGGAGGAACGGGTCACGACGGAGGACCTGTATCTTTCATATCAGCCGGTGGTGGTGGTGGAGCAGGTGGAGCTGGACAAAGTCCAGGAGCTCCAGGAGCTACTTCAGGAGATGGTGGTGTAGGAGCACCAACAGCGATATTTGGAAGTGCACCTCAAGCACCTACTTATGGAACACCCGGTCCAGCGCCAGGTAGATATTTTGCTGGTGGTGGCGGTGGATCAGTTGAAAATAGCAGATCAGCACCTGCAGCCGGTTCTGGTGGAGCAGGCGGTGGAGGAGCTGGAGGAGCTAATGCTAGTGGAACTCCAGGAACAGCAAGCACTGGTGGTGGAGGTGGCGGAGGTTGTGCTGCAGCACCTGCAGGTGCTGGTGGTGGCGGTGGATCTGGAATAGTCGTTTTAAAAGCAGCAACTTCAAGTTTACCGGGTTCTTTTGCAGTAGGCCCAGGAACAAATACTTCATTTACTTGTGGTAGTAATACTATTGCTGTATTTACGGTTACAGGTACTATAACTTTATAGTTGATTGTAGTATGAAAATTATATATAAAACAAAAATAAGGAGAAAAATAAAATGGCACACTTTGCAGAATTAAAACAAAAAACAGATCCAACAGGATTTACATCAGATCAACATTGGGTTGTAGATAGAGTAATTGTTGTTGACAACACACACGTATCAGCTGATGAAGCTCTTGACGGAGAAAATTGGTGTTCTACTTTTTTTGGTGGTGGCACTTGGAAACAAACTTCTTATAATAACAATTTTAGAAAAATGTATGCTGGTATAGGTTTTATTTTTGATCAATCAAAAAATAAATTTTTAGTTCCTCAACCTCATGCATCATGGTCATTAGATTCTAATGATGATTGGCAAGCTCCAATTACAAGTCCATCTATTATAGATGATGGAGAAGATCCAGTAGTATGGAATTATAAAATTTCTTGGAACGATACAAAATACAACGCTGACAACACAAAAGGTTGGGAAGCAACAAAATCAAACGACGAAGCGGAAACACCTACAGTTTACGATTGGAATGGCACAGCTTGGGTGTCCGCATAGGAGACTTAAGACATGGCCAAATCAAATGGCGGAATTATTGGTAAATCAAACAAAGCTTCGTTTGGAAAAAACGTAGTTGTAACCAAAACTTCTACAGGCAATTACACATCACCCTCTTCAGTAGCATCTGTGCAAGTTGCAGTAATAGCTGGTGGCGGTGGAGGTGCCGGTGACAAAGGTGGTGGAGCAGGAGCTGGCGGTCTTTTAAATCCAGGATCAAATATACCTGTATCATATTCAACAGCATATCCAGTAACAATTGGAGCAGGAGGAGGTGGATCACCTCAACCATCTCCAGGAAGTTCAACATTGGGAATTCCAGGTGTTGATTCAGTAGCCGTTATAGGTGGTGTAACACTTACTGCAACAGGTGGCGGAAGAGGTGGTGGATCAGGAGACACTGCAGGAAATCCAGGTGGATCTGGCGGAGGTGGTGGTTTCCACGACGCTGGAGGACCATACTCAGGATCACCAGGAGTTTGTGGACAAGGTAATGCAGGTGGAGCAAGTAATGCTATTACACCAGGTCCAGCAGGTTCAGGTGCTGGTGGTGGCGGAGGATCAGGTGGTGCTGGTGGGAATGCCCCAACTTCTCCCCCAACTACAGCTTCAGGTGCTGGTGGTACAGGAACAGATATTAGTCCTAGTTTTTCAGGTGCTCCAAATTGTGGAGTTTATGCAAGTGGTGGTGGAGGTGGTATTGATACTACTAGTGGAGGTGGTCCAGTTTCAGCTGGCGGTGGTGGAGCTGGCGGTAAATCTCCAAATGGAGCAGGTGCAGTAGGAACAGCTAACACTGGCGGCGGCGGCGGTGGCGGCGGCGGTGGTGGTAATGGCGGTAATGGCGGATCAGGAATAATTTTAGTAAAAGAATTAAGTGCAGCACCAGGAATTTGGTCTATGCAATCTCAGTTTCAAGCAATACAACAAGACAGATGGCCTAAACAACCAGCCGTTAGTTTATCAGCAATTAATATGTTGGTAATAGCAGGTGGTGGTTCAGGAGCTTTTTCACAAGCCGGAGGTGGTGGTGCCGGTGGTTATAGATTTTGTGCAAGTTATTCAATTACACCAGGAAATACATATAAAGTAACAGTTGGGGCCGGTGGTAATGCTGTAGCAACACCTACTCCATATTCAAACGCTTCAAGTCCTGGAAGCGTAAGTTCATTTAATACATGCGCAACTGGCGGTGGTTCAAAATTTGAATCAGCTGGCGGTGGTGCTGGTAGAGGTCCTGCACTACAAGGTCAACCCGGAGGTTCTGGAGGCGGTACAGCAGAAAATCCTCCTGCACAAGCAGGTGGTTCTGGTAACGATCCTCCTACAAGTCCTTCACAAGGAAATCCAGGTGGAACAGCATCAGGTTCTACAGGTTCCGGTGGAGGTGGGGCTGGTGGTGCTGGTAGTGGTCCTGCTAGTGGTTCAACAGGTGGTGCTGGTGGTGCTGGTAGTAGTGGCTGGCCTGGAGATGCTACAACAAGAGCTGGTGGTGGAGCAGGAACTAGTACTAATCCAGGAAGTCCAGCAAGTGGTGGATCAGGTGGCGGTGGTCCTTCAGGAGTATACGGTGCTTCAAATCCAAGTGGTACAGCTGGAGATGGTACAGCTAATACAGGTAGTGGTGGTGGATCTGGGTATTCTCCAAGTCCACTTAATAGAGGTGGTAATGGTGGATCAGGAGTTGTAGTTATTCAGTATCCTGCGCCTACAACAGGTGCGCCTTTAATTACAGGTGGTACTAAAACAAGTAGTCCATCAATAGTTACACATACATTTAATTCAACAGATGATCTTGTAGTTCCTTTTTAGTTTACTTGTGGTGGCATGTGGTATATATATTAAAATAGAAATATGAATTTAAATAGTTACTATTGGTATTTTCAATCAGTTATTCCTGAAAGAATTTGCGATGATATTGTTAGACAAGGAAAATCTTTATCTGATCAAATGGCTGTTACAGGTAGTTTTGGTGGTAAAAAATTAAATAACAAACAAATTAAAGATTTAAAAAAGAAAAGAGATTCTAATATTGTTTGGATGAATGACAGGTGGATATACAAAGAGATACAACCTTTTGTTCATCAAGCAAATCAAAGTGCAGGTTGGAATTTTAATTGGGATCATTCTGAAGCTTGTCAATTTACAAAATACGAGAAAGGTCAATACTATGATTGGCATTGTGATAGTTGGGAAAAACCTTACATTAGTGAAAATCCACAAGACCCTATTCACGGTAAAGTAAGAAAGCTGTCTGTAACTGTTACTTTATCTGATCCTAAAGATTATAAAGGTGGCGAATTAGAATTTGATTTTAGAAACATGGATCCTGATAAAAAAAGAAACGTTCGTAAATGCAAAGAAATTTTACCAAAAGGTTCTTTAGTTGTGTTCCCTTCTTTTGTATGGCATAGAGTATGTCCTGTTGTGAAAGGATCAAGACATAGTTTAGTTATATGGAACTTAGGTTACCCATTTAGATAGGCAATATGAAAAAAAAAGAAAAACAAAAAGATCAATTATTTAGAGAAGACTATTTTATTAACTCTATTTACTGGATGGACAAACCAGAATGGTTAAAAAAATTAGATAAAGCTTCTAATTTTTATATTAAAGAAGCAGAGAAAAATAATAAAAAAGCAGTAAAAGAAAGAACTAAAAAATTTGGTAATAAAGGTGATCACGGTATGGTTCATCATTCTAAAAGTATTGTTAATGACCCTAGTTTTAAAGACTTACAAAATTGGATATTAGCAACAGCACACAATTTATTAGATGAACAGGGTTTTGATTTAAATGGTCACAAATTATTTTTAACAGAAATGTGGGTACAAGAGTTTTCTAAAATGGGTGGAGGACATCACACATTACATACACATTGGAACGGACACATGTCAGGTTTTTATTTTTTAAAAGGCAGCGAAAAAACATCCTGTCCTGTTTTTGAAGATCCTAGACCCGGAAGATTAATGAATTTATTACCAGAAAAAGATAAATCAAAAATTACAACAGCTTCTTCTCAAGTGCATTATGTTACAAAACCAGGAAGACTTATGTTTTTTAATTCACACATGCCTCATTTATATAGTGTAGATAATGGATATGAACCTTTTAGATTTATACATTGGAATATCCAAGCTATACCAAAACAAGTTTTACAAAATAATGATTATAAAAAATAAACTAAATAATTTTGTAAAAACAATACTAGAGTTTAATTCTAAAGGGAGACCTGCGGATTTTGTAGAAAACTTTATTAAAGAAAAAACAAAAGAACTAAGGAGGAAAAAAAATGTCATTCAAAAAAAATAAATTTAAAGTTATGAAACAAGCTATAACAAAAGAACTAGCACAATTTTGTCATACATACTTTTTAAATAAGAGAAATGTTGCTAGATTTTTATTTGATCATAAATACATATCACCTTACACAGAATATTTTGGTGTATGGAACGATCATCAAGTGCCTAATACTTATTCACATTATTCTGATTTAGTTATGGAAACTTTATTACAAGGTTTACATAGCAAAATGCAAAAAGAAACAGGGTATAAATTACAGCCTGCTTATTCTTATGCAAGAATATATAAAGATGGCGATGTATTACATAGACACAAAGATAGATACTCTTGTGAAATATCTACAACGTTAAATTTAGGCGGAGATAAATGGCCTATATTTCTTGACCCTACAGGTAAAGAAAAACAAGCAGGAGTTAAAGTAGAATTAGAGCAAGGTGATATGTTGGTTTACAAAGGTTGTGATCTAGAACATTGGAGAGAAGCATTCAAAGGTAAAGATTGTACACAAGTTTTTTTACACTATAACGACACTAAGAAAAAAGCTTCTAAACAAAATCTATACGATCAAAGACCTTTCTTAGGTTTACCAGCATACTATAAAGGCTTTAAAATTCCTAAAAAATAATATATAATTCCCGTTTGATGAGGGGTATTCATCCACCACATTAATGCCCCTCGTCTAATGGAAATTTTATATGCTACAAAAACTAAACTTTTTGCCTGGATTCAATAAACAACTAACACCTACACAAGCTGAAGGGCAATGGGTTGATGGTGACAATGTTCGATTTAGGTACAATACACCTGAGAAGATTGGCGGTTGGTTACAGCTAGGAGAAAACGATATGACTGGTGCAGCGAGAGCTATGCATCATATTGTCAATAAATCAGGAACTAAGTTTTCTATTATTGGCACAAACAGAATTT